TGTTTGAGTTTCCAGCCACTCCACGATTGGTGCGCCCCAAGAAGGCCGTCCAGCGTTGGCCGGCCGTAGGGGCAACCACGTACGCGTCCAACTCGTGGTCGAAGGTAGGCACCTGGCGCTCAGGGTTGAGCACACTTTCGGTTTGGTCGGTGCTCATGTCATCGAAGACCGCGACTGGCACCGTGGTGGGTAGTTTTCCCAAATCAGCCAGCATCGTTTTGAGCACTGGCGCTCTGTTGAAGGTCAAGATAGCGACGCAGCTTTTCATAAGGGGGTGTTCTGAGTACCTAGAACATGGTATCCCAACTTGCGCGTGGCCTGATGGAAGCCAAGAAACCCGGGGCTGAAAAGGACGACGGGAAGCCGGAGCCTTTGATTCCACCGGCGGCAACTGAGGTCACGAGCGTTGGTGATGGAGCGACTCCGACGAATATACCTCCTGCCGCTGCGTCTGGGGCCACTCAAACAACTCCGCCCCCAACACCCACGGGTGCGCTGTCTACCACGCTGGCTTTGGTGGCTCCAGATGCCACCCCTGACCAGTTCGCCAGGCATGACCCGCGACAAGTGCCTGCCACTGGGGGTACCACACCTCCCGCGGCGCCCACTCCGACGGTTGCTGCCCCAACTGCAGGAAGTCCGCTGCAGACGATGATGCAGCGCGCCAGTCAGCTTCTCCACCCCGGTGGCACTTCGGCTCCAGTCCCGGTCGGTGAAGGTATTGCTGAGGGTACCTCACCCATGACGGTGGCTCCAAGCACTGGAGCTGGTGACGACCTGCTACGCCTCCCATCCGCGCCGCCTCAGACTGAAAAGGCTCCCATGGGACGTTACTTGAGGTTTGTTGGTGGACCCAAGCAGTAACACTGCCGCGGTAGACCTGGTCATCACCCACACCCCATTCTCGGGCGATAGCTTCACGCTCATGTTGCCTGACAAGTCGACAGAGGAGTTCGACACCGAGGAGTTGCGCAAATGGTTGAAGGAGCACGGCGCAGTCAACATTGACGCAGTAGACCGCGCGATTGACCATGCTTGGAACTTTGGCAGGGTCACTATCTCTATCCGTAACTTTGTTGTTCCACCATCTGCTGTGCACAGTGGCCCGCTTGACCCGAAGGTGTAGTTAGGCTGTCTGCGCCACCTTGTCCGTGAGCTTCTTGCCACGGCAAATCACATCCATGACACATCCCGCCTAAGGAGTAATCACGGCAGGAGAGAATCGTATACATACCCCGGTTGAGGTGGTCGACCCGAATTCGTAGGGTTAGATATGATGCTGCTTCTCGAGGACTGCGTCGAATTCAAGGTCGATCGCTCCCACATCATCACCGAGGCCATCCCGGGTACTGACCGGTCGGTCTCGAGGATGCCTGGACGTCTGTCCGTCTCTGGGGTGGTCAACGGAAACCGGCGCCGCTATCCGCGGTCAGTCTGGGAGAAGAACCTCCGCGAGGATTCCCCTCTATCTCTTTCAATGAAGCGCCGGTCGACCTTCGGCCTGCTCGAGCATCCAGCTGATGGCAAGGTGGACCTTCGGAGCCCCATCGCGATCATCACCGTCGGCGCCAAGCTCAACGAGAGTGGTGAGGTGCTCGGTGAGATCATCGTCGTCAATACCCCAGAGGGCCTCAAGTTACGCGCGTTGGTCGAGGCCGGCTATGACCCGTACGTGAGCAGCCGCGGTTACGGCTCGTTGACCAAGGCCTCCGACGGTGTGGATGACGTGGCCGATGACTACGTGTGCGAAGGTTGGGACGTGGTGATGCGGCCAAGCTTCGTGGCGGCCAAGCTCACCCCGCGGCGTGAGTCGTTGGAAGACCCCGCTCTCGACGAGATCATGTCCTTCTGCGACATCGCCGCGTTGACCAAGCCCGAGACCCTGAAGACAGTCGCCTCGGCGTACGGGTTGAACGAGTCACAGCTTCTGACCCTGCGTGGCGCGGTGGAGAAACGCACCAAGGCCGCACAGCGCGGGCAGCTCCAGCACAATTTCGCCTCGTATCAAGAGTTCGTGGAGCACTGCGGGGTTCACCACCTCCACCAACTGCTCAAGTTCGACACCCCGCGTAAAGCCTGGGATGCCAATCCCCTCATGGAGTGGACCCCGGCCAAGAATGACCTGAAGGTGTCAACCGTGCCGTTGACCGAGGGCAGCCATGCCTCTACCGGCTTGAAGTTGACCCTGGTTGAGTGGGCCAAGCCAGTCGAACCCACCGCTCCGCCAGCTCCTGTTCCCGCCCCTGCGGCTCCTGCAGCCGCCCCAGCTTCGGTCCCCACCCCTGCGCCAGTGGCTCCTGTTGCCCCGGCACCGGTGGTTGAGGGGACTCCATCTTCGGCGATTCCGCCGAAACCCGCCGTGGCGGCGGAGGACGCAGGTGCGTCAAAGCCTGTCGGCACGCCTCCGGGACAACCCCGTTTGGAAAGCGAACAAGGAAAGGTCACCGTGGACATCAAGGACATCCGCGCCGAAGTTGATCGCCTGACCGCGCTCGACCCGGCGAAGATCGCCCCTCGTCAGTTCGCGGCTGGGATCGCGCAGTTCGAGAGCTTGCACACCGAGCTCGGGAAGTTCCTCGCGGAACACCAGGGTGAGTCGTGGGCGGTCACGAAACTGCACGAGTCCATCACCGCGCTCGAGACGAAGTGGGCTGAGGCCTTCGAGGCTCCGCGACAGCAGGTTGCGAAGCTGACCGAGAGCAACGGCAAGCTCTGCCGTGTGCTGAAGGCCGTCGTTGAAGCGGCCAGCGGCTACCGCACGGGGATGACCCAGTTGCGTCAGCAGCTGACCGAAGGCAACGAGCTGACCCAGGCCGCGATTGCTCGCGGCCGTGGTTGGCGGCAGCGTGCCCTGGTGCTCGACGGCCAGCTTGAAGTGGCGTCGCGCGCCAGTGACATGCTCGCGGAGATGTACAAGGAAGACCTGACGGCGGTTGGTCGTGCGCTCGTCGAGAAGCAGTTCGCGGACAAGCTCGCCTTGCCCGAGAACAAGCCCTTGACGGAAACGTTGGCGGCGGCCAGTCATCCGAACCAGGTCATCCGCATTCGCGAGCAACTCGAAGGGAAGAAACCGGGCGGCAAGACGCCCATCACCGAAGGTGGCAAAGGCAAGCAGGCTCCGGCAGCCCCGGCTCCCGCCCCCGCGCCCGCCGCCCCGGCCCCCGCTGGCAAGGTCGTCATGACCGAAGCCCGCGGTCCGAGCACCGTGGCGGATATGATCGGCACCGCGCGCCGGCTCCACGAGAGCCAGAGCAGCGGCACCACGGCGAAGTAACCGTGGTGGATTAACCAACAAGCAACGACGAGGTTCAACACAACATGATCGTTTACGATCCTTCAGGTCGTCCGGTGTTGGCATCGGCCGGCGGGCACATGACGCGTTACACTGAGACGCTCGAGTGGGGCCAGCGGCTTGCCGAAACGGACATCGGTGTCGCCGAGGGCGACGCCAAGGGCCTTTGGAATGCCAAGGGCTGGAAGCAATTCGTGGAGCACATGCCTGCCCACAAGCAGGCGACCACCGCGATTCTGCTCGAGAACTGCCGGCAGACGTTCGGGCGCATGGACGAAGTCACCCGGACCACTTCGCTGGGCACGTTCGACAAGTGGATTTTCCCGGTGATCGCCAACATGTCCGAGAACGACGTGATCGACCAGCTGGTGTCGGTGCAGCCGATGCCCGGCCCGGTCAGCCAGGTCGTCTACATGGACATCGTGACGGAGCGGGCCAAAGGCCGGACCCCCGCGGGCGCCCAGATGTGGCGGGCACTGCAGGGCGCGACCGACCGGTTCGACGATTCCGACGAGATGGTGACGGACGAGGCCATCGGCACCTCCGACGGCGCGGGCGCCTTGACCGGCGTCAGCCTGGCCTGGACCCCGGTGCGCAGTGGCACGCTGTCCATCACCGACGGCACCAAGACCGCGCAGGACGCTGGCAACGGCACCCTGGCGGGCTCCGGTGGCGTGTCGGGCACGATCGACTACCAGTCCGGCGCCATCACGGCGGCGGGCTTCGCGGCCACTACCGCGTTGTACGCGACCTACGCGTTCAACTCGGAAGGCAACACGAACATCCAGGGCTACGAGATCAAGCTGAGCTCGTCCCCTGTCAGCGCGAAGGTGCTGAAGCTGAAGGCCGTCTGGTCCGAGGAAGCCGACCAGAACCTGCAGTCGATGTACAACATCAAGGCGGAGCCGGTCCTGCTCAACGCGCTCACGAACGCGATGCAGTACCAGAAGCACCGCCAGGTCATCTACGACCTGCGTTCCCGTGCGGACGCCGGCCTCGTGACCTGGGACGCGACTCCTCCGTCGGCGGTCAACTACCAGACCCACAAGTTCAGCATCCTGGACGCGTTCACCACCGCGGCGAACTTCATTTTCGCCGCGACGAACATGGCCATGGGTAACTGGATTCTCATGGGCCTGCAGTGCAGCACCGTCGTCGAGACCCTGCCCCAGTTCGTGGCCAAGGGCAAGTCCAGCGAGCGCCAGGGCATCACCTACATCGGCGACATCGGCGACAAGAAGTGCTTCGTCGACCCGCACTATCCGAACAACGAGTGGCTGGTCGGGCACAAGGGCAACCAGTTCCTCACCACCGGGTACGTGCTCGCCGAGTGGCAGAAGCTCTACACCACGCCGGACATCATGCTCCCGAACTTCCTGCACCAGCGCGGGTTCGCGACGAGCTTCGCGAAAAAGTTCGTGAACAACAAGAT